GGTCTGTCACCATGACCTTCTGCCATAGTTACTGCTGCTACGTCAATAATAGGGATATTATTTTTAACAGCAATTCTTTTAAAAGCCTTTGAAAGATTCTTGGCTTTTTCTGTTTCAGTCTTGGCACCACTTGAATCATCAAACAAACCATGATAATCAAGAATCACCATGTCTGGTTGATACTGATCAATTTTAGCCTGAACCATGTTCTGGTCTGCTGTTTCAAGCCCCTCTGAGGTAATCAAATAGATTGGTTGCTTACCCTCAAAAGTCTTTTCAGCCCATGAAGCATATCTATCTACAATCTTGGCATTTGCTTTAACAAGATCTGTATTGGTAAAGTTACCCTCACCATTGTTTAACAATGTATCTAGTCTTTGACCTTCTTGAAGTTTATTCATTTCCAATGAAATAATCATTGGTCTATAACCAGCTCGCCAAGCATTAGCAGCAAATAGTCTTGCAATAAACGACTTGCCAACGCCTGTCCAACCTAGTAGAACAATAAAGTCTCCAGCCTGCCAACCACCAAACACTTTGTCAATAACAGTAATACCGCTGGGAATACCAACAATATCGCTGTCAGGATTAAGCGAGCGTTCACGTAATTCATTACTACGATCACGCCATTCACCCGCTAAGTCAGTATCCTTTAGATTACTAGAATACTTATACAACTTAGAAGTATTCTCCATCAGATAAGACAAAGCTTCTTTTGGACCAAGTTCACCTAGAAGAGCATGAGCCTGGGCGACAATCCTTCTAGTTTGCAAAGCCAAAGATTCTCTTTTTGCTTGTTCAACATAATAAGTCAAAGGCTCTGTTGCTGTAATAAACTCAAAGTCAGAAAAGTGAGACTTAATAGTATCCTTTGACGGTGGTTTACTATGCTTATCATAATGACTTAGAATAAAATTCCAAATATCCCGATACTCAGCAAATACACCATCAACCCCCTCGTTAACAGCAGTAACCATGTCACCGCTTTCAACAATTGAGTTAATCAATCGCATCTCATAGTTCATCTTGTTCAATCAACTTTCTTGTGTCTGCGACGGTTTGTTTAAATTTATCAATTGATAAACGTTCTCTTTTTACTTTATCAACAAAGTCTCTTGATTTGATCGCAAAATCAAAAACAAGCATTGGACCGTATTCTGACTTTACATATAACTTAATAGCCTCAAGTAAAAAGTCGCTATCATAGTGCTTTGCTAAACTTTCTGCTATTTCATCCTGACGGGGTGAGTCTGGAATAAACAATTTATTCTCTGAATCACAAACCGCTTTAAACGCTTGAATTAAATCACTACCACTAATTGACATTGGTGTCACCGATCTTTTTGAAGTTTAATAAGTAATCTTTCATATTCAGATACGCCAGCGATTACGCCAGCAATTATATCGCTATCATTATTCATAGCATTTGATATACATTGCTTATGCACAGAGCATTTGGCGCAACCACTTTTGGCGTATTCTATATCAAGAAGGTTATAAGATAACCATCTTTCTGAGTGCTCATCATTAGAGCAAACGGCTTTACTAAACCATGTCACTTATCAAGTTCTTTTAACTTTGCCTCAATCTGCTCATCAAGGGCAGCCCAAAGCTTTTTCCATGATGATTCGTCTTCCATTGAAGAAGCCATAATCTTAGCACCAGCATCAAGGCGAAGCGATTCGTAGTTACCAAGATTCTTGGTAATACCAACAGATGCCCAGATTTCTGCTTTGTCATTGTCAATCATAATTTATTAACCTTTTCTCGTAAAGAAACGATACTGTTTCTTATGTTGTTGTTTTTAACATTAGCAGGTCTTCCCGACTTCCTGCCAGAAAAGAATGCTACCACATCGTAAACATCGGATTCGGTATAAAACCGCCAATTTTTATATGCTTCACTTTGTTCTGCCTCTAAAGAGGGTCTGGGAAGAAGCCCATTCTTTTCATATTTTCTGATTGTATCAGATCTTTTACCAATAATTTTAGATAACTCACCAATAGTGTACAAACGACTTAAAAGTAATTCACCACCATTGAATGGCACAACTTCTTCACCGCCTTCCAATAGGAATTTTACAACAATGCTATTGGAAGAACGATGAATTTTCTTTACTTTTACAATAAGTGTTTTATATAAATAAAACTTATTTTCTATAATTTTATTTGTTATCATTTCGTATCTTTTCTAAGATTTTATTTAACTTGTCTACTTGTATATCAGCAGAATGACCACATTGTATACAAGTAACATCAACCCAGTAGTGACCTAAACTATAGTATTGATCCCCAATGTATTTTCTACCACCGCACTTAATACAGCGCATATATACATTGGGGAATTTAATCATATTACTTCTTTAGCGTTGATGCCGAACTAGGGTCTCCAACTTGAGTTGCAAGAAAACCCTTAAGAACGCTGATACCAGCTGCCAAAGCAGCAGCAGTAGCCGACTTAACTTCATCAACACCACCGACAGTGTAAATGGCAATAAATGCCTGAGCAGCTGTCCACAATGCTCTTTCAGCAATATCTTTATATAGTTTGTTATTCATATTATCTCCTTATAGCCAGCAGTTATATTCTGCTGTTACAATACCCTTATCTGGATGAACAAACATCAACGGTTGTGATGGTTGGCCAATGGCCGCAAGGCTTTCCATTGCATAAGTGTTTGTAGATTCTGGACTACCAGAAATTCTAAACTGTACAGTATTGAATGTCATCTTAGTTGGTGTGTGGAAGTGTCCACAGTAAACATCGGTGAAATCTTCTTGTACAGCCCCAACTTTCCAGCCATAAACTTTCTTTTGAAAGCCATAAAGCGTAGAAAGACTACCAAATTGATCGCCATGAATTAACATTGACTTATAGTTGCCAATAGAGTCAATAGCATACCAATTTCTTTCTCCACGACCATCAGGGATCTGGAAAGTAATTCTCTTTTCATCTTCATACATCAATTGAATAATGCGATAAAGCATTCTGTCAGCATTGGTTTCTGGGTCGTGGTCTCTACGTGAACGACCACCAATTGCACCATGATTACCAATTACACCGACAAAAACAACTTTCTCAAAGTTCTCCAACATCTTGTTGATAAACTTTCTCATTATTCTTGGACCATCAACAGTTACCTGACGATATAGTCCACCATCAACTAAGAAACTTTGCCCAGGGAAAATAAGTTCACCCTCAACAATATCTCCAAGACACCAAATATGAATTTCATTGATTGGATGGTCTGCTCTTTGAACATTTGTTACATCAACAACTTTTTGAGCAAATCTTTCAATACGCTCTTCACATACAGTTGAATTGTAATCTGGTGTAACCTTAGCAAGTTGCCAGTCTGCTAGAACAGCAACTGCTACTTCTTCATTCTTATTATTCTTTTTGCTTTTAGTTGCAAAAAAGTTCCTATCAATTTCAGTAGGCTTTTGTTTTACAATTGTATCTTTAACAGCTGAATACACAGCAGAAGCAATCTCATCCTGCTTACTCTTAACCTTTTCATATTCTGAAAGAAGTTTATTGTAAGCAACGCGCAGTGCAGCATCGCTAACACTTTCGCTAGAAGCATCTAGACCGGGGATATCCACGATTCCATTTTCCTTTCTAAACTTGCATAAACCAAGAACGTCTATTGATTTACGACATGATGATTGAGCATACTTTTGATTGGGTGAATTGGGTTCAAACTCAAGTTCACAATTCTTGCCTTCGCATTTCTTCATTGTCCCTCCTACGGGTTTTGTCAATCGTACCACAAAACCAAGGAGTTATTTTGTCATTAGGAAAGTTTTTTTTGCATATTTATTCTTTTAGAAAAGTCACGCTTTTGCGTATGAGGTTTAGTATTTTTAACATTCTCCCTCATCTTATCTCTCTGCTTCATATTAGGCTTTCTGCCTTCCATATGAAGAGCACTATGTTCCTTATGAGTACAAAGAAAAAAGTTTTCAACCCTATTGTCGACCTTGATTTCATTTATATGATGAACAGTCTCCCAAGGCTGAAGATAACGACCAATATAGTTTTCCATAACAAGCCTGTGTTCATAAACATACCCACGAATGTTTCTAGGATGATCTGGTAAAAGTATTCTTACATAACCTTTATCATCAATATACTTACCGCCAGCAAAATTTGGATTATTAGCACCACCA